GCAAATTGTTGCGATGATTGCGTACATTCCGTGCAGCGTCATCCGCTGGTAAATTTGAAACTATCCACGCTACTGTCCAGACACCGTCAATCAACGTTGGTGTACCCTGAGCAATCTTTTGTGTGATTGCATCATACGTTGGGCGATCAGATACAACCACAGGATACACACGATACATTGCTAATGTATCTGCATCCACCTGTCGTGGAAAGCTGACGTTTTTATTGTCGCGGCGAAGGTCACCAAGCGTGTAAGGATATTGTTCTACTTCGTTGCCGCTTGTAAGTTTAACGTACATTTTTTTTCCTTATTTGAATGTTGCAAAAAGACTAGCAGTGCTACAACTGCGCACGCTAGTACCACCAATATTTGTAAGTTGAACAGTACAAGCTATATTTGTTCCCGCATCTTCGTTTAATACTTTTGTCACGCAAACAGAGCAAGGATTAGTACTGCCACTCTGATTTATAAAATCATTAGTTAATGAAAAAAACTCTCTATTGGTGTTAGTAGACAATGAAAAAATTGCAATGCCTTTCCCACGCGAAGTAACTGCAGAAGCGAAGTGATTATCTCTGCTTGTTAAGGCTTTTGCTTGAACATTATCAAGGTCATTTACGCCAGTAAGAATAAAAGTTCTAAATATTTTGCCGTCTCTATAACTAGTAGTGCCATTAGTTAAAGAAGAAGTTGCCGTAAACAGCGTACCATGAGGTAAATCGTTTGTTATTTTTGAATAGTATATTGCACTAAAAGATTTGTTGTTTTCTTGAGTTCCTTCAACAGCTTCAGTATAACTATTACCCGCTGCGTCAACTAAACCTGTCCAAGTTCCTATAGTGGAATTGTCCGTTGGCTGTGCAACTAACACTACAACAATGAATGTTCCTTTGGGTATTGTTGCACCCGAGCCAAAACCAAAAACCCCTTGAAAAGTAAAGCTGCTACTAGTAAGGGTGTCACTTCGGTCTTCTGTTCTGACTTGAGTTATTGTCGGGATTTCCCCTGACGCACCAAGCATAGCGGTGTTAAAGAAGGAATTACCCAAGAGCAACACCTCCTAGAAATCCATAATAAGTAGTGCCGCCATCCCTTGTGTAAAATCCGTAGGCGTTGACCTCAGAATTTCCCGGCGCGGCTGGCGCTGAACCTCCTGCCCAATCTACTGAGGCAGGCCAAGCAATAGTTACGGCTGATGAAGGCTGTGTTATAAACAACGTGAAGCTAAATGCTGTGTCGCTGGGCAAAGTTGGTAAAGTAAATGCAAACTGAGTATTCTCAGACAATGTGACAGAAAAGGATGTGCCTGTACTGAGGTCAAGTGTCGTTGTTGCACCTGTGGAATTAGCAACGTACGTTTCTTGCAACGTTAAGGTTTTCAAGGCCCCCGTCATTGTTCCACCCGCTTTAGGCAGGGCGTTTGTTGCCAGCGTGCCTTGAGCGGCAGTAGCATAATCAGACGCAGCAAAGGCTTTTACTTCAGAAAGGTTTGTCACCTCGCTGTCCATAAGTGCGCCTGCACTTGTCACATTTGTAGCGTCTGTAACATCAGCACTGGCCTCAATTCCGTCCAGCTTACTGCCATCAGTTGCAACATCACGACCATCTACCGTACCTGACAGAGATATATTAGTTGCACCTGTAATGGCTCCGTTGAGCGCCACCGCTCCATTTATATCAATCGTAGTTGCTGCAATTTGAATTTCAGTATCTGCAACAATATCAAGCTGGCCATCTGCACTGCTATTAATATAAATTGCTGTGTCTCTAAATTGAACTTTATCATCAGTTGATACAGATACATCGGTGCCACCTGTTGTATTTCCAAGCGCCAAAACTTCAGATAAAGTATCTACTGTATCAACTTGAGCATCTACATAAGCTTTAATACTTTGCTGAGTTGCTAGTTTAGTTGCTGAATTAGATGACATATTATCTTCATCAGCAATGTCAGTCACAGAGACTGAGCCTGTTCCTGATAAACTATTGAACTCTAATGCAGCAACATCAGTAGACCCAGTAACATTTAAATTTCCGCCAATCGCAACATTTCCAGCAGGATTACCGACATCAACCAGCACAGCCCACTTTGCGCTGTCAGTGTTGGTTGTAAGAGGTTGAGAGCCGCTAGACGTATGCGCAGTCAAACAAATGAATATATTATTTGTTGACGTATCCTTGACCAAATCCCGCACAGCATAGGTTGTGCTTGCTGCCCAGTTGCCACGGTAAATGCCGATCTCCTGACTTATGTCAAGATTTCCAGACCCATCAAATGCAAGCACTTTATTTGCCCGATCTGTTGCGCTTGTTGAAAATTCGGTTGAACTAATCACGTTGGTTCTAGACGCCTTGATGGATCTGCCGATTTCCTCGTCGTGGGTTTGCACCATAAACGTCAGCTTATCCAGCGCATCCTCCATGCTGCCAGCCGGGAAAGGATCGTTTGGCACCAGATCCAGACCTTGCAGGTTTGGCTGCACACGCAGGATTGTCAGGGTTGTCCCGCTGGCCGGGGCTGTCCCCATCGTGACATTCCCGCCAGATGCTTCACCTACCCCTGACACTGTGTAGTTGGTGGTTAGCTGCTGGACAGTCTCGGTGCCTGCCGCTGATCGCAAGATGACAGACAGATCGCTGCTTGCAAATATTTTAAAGTTGTAGGCAAAGACTGTGGTAGAGCCGTCCCCGTTAAACTGAACTTTTTGGTTGGTTGACGTAACGGTCATTGGTTGCCTCTCTCAAGTATCTTTTGCGCTTCTTTCCTGCCAAGCACGGCGTTTTTCACTTTTAGGTTTTCTGGTCTGTTTATAATTTCGTTAAACGCTTGCTCAAAATAATCATTGTTTAGCTTGCGTATTAACGTCAGCTTTTCCTTAGTGGTGCTTTCCAAATATGGATCGTCCTGCACCAGTTTACTGAGCGCCTTGCGGAATGTCTGATCACCATACTTCCGAACCTGAGTAATGTTCTTTGCTTGATTAACCAGTTGCATCTGATCGCCGTAGGACAATTGTATGCCTTCCATTTGCTCTTTGTTTGTCAGCGGCCATGTTCTGGATATAGTGGACAACCTGATCAACTCAGCTTCTAAGATGGTGGGCGATTTGCCGGGTGTGATCTTAATGCCAGACACGTTGTTAAAGATCGCCATCTTTGGATTGTTTGCCAAGCTAAACGCATCAGCGCCTTTTGCATTGCCTAGCGTGTCATAGTCTATGGTGTTTTTATCGCGCTCGCCGCCAAACACGCTATCTTTGCTTTGCAGCGCATCCAGTTTGCCCAGCACAGAATGCATCCATGCCCACTCGTCGTTTTTAGGTGTACCAACACGCGCCCAATCTGGCTCACCGTACAGATCATATTTCCAGCTTTTGGTGCCGTCCGGGTTATCAACCACCAGCGCCATGTCTTCCATTGTGTAGTATTCAATGTCATCCTTGGGCTTGACCACAGTTGGGTCGTTTATTCTTGCAACAGCGCGCTGAACTGCGCTTATAGGGCTAGGGATGCCAATCGGTGTGGCAGCTTCAGCAGGACCGCGCCCGAACTGTGCAACTGCCCCAGCGGTATCGCCGCGCTTGGCCTGATCAATCATTTCTTGAATGTCAGCCACGCCTTGCAGCATTGGCAACTCAGAAAAGTAATCAATAGCGCCCAACACAGCAGCCGATATATATGCGCCCTGCAGTTCCGGGTCGCGCGTTCTGACGGCGTTTTGCAGCACGTTGGCGGTCAAGCCAACTAATGTGCTGGCAGGGCCAAAGCCATTGTATGACGTATAGTTCAGCGGCCCATTTGGAACGCCGTACTGATCATAGAGCGGCAAGCCTTCTGGGAAACCCTCGCCTTTGGTAACGTAGCTGTAAGGTTGCCAGCCGGGGGGCAATGCATCGCGCAGCTTTTTATCGCTGGGATAGCTGCCAGTTATACGGCCTTCCATAGCGTCAAGAGCGAAAACACTCATGACAGCGCCGCCGACAGCCATCTTGCCAAACGCCATCTGACGTTCTGCTGGGGTGCCTTTGCTAAACGCAATGCGGCCCAAAACATAAGGGTTTAATGGTATAAACTCTAACGTGCGCAATGCGTCATTTGTTGGCGCTGTGGCAAACGGTAGAATAAATCGACCTACTGGTATGCCTGCTATTTGCGCCCGCTGCATAATGCCTGTGAACTTGCCAAAATCGCCAAGATCCGATTGCAACGTGTCGTATTTTGCCTTGGTATCTAGCTTCTCAGATATTGCTCTAGGATCAAGCAACACCATGCCTCCCGCGTCTTCAGCTTCAACAACAGATCCACCATTGCGGATCACATCTTGATATGCCCGGTTGGCGGCTGTGTATAATTCGCCGCGTTGGCTGATTGTTTTAAAGAACTCATCGCCAGCCAGCAACAAGCGGAAAGGTATTCTCATGCGCTTGCCAAGGTCTGTTATGCTGCGGCTGAACACAGACTGTGATCTTGGATCGCCCTGCACCGCCGTGTAATTGTCCACGTCTAGCTTGCTGACACCACCCGCAGGCACCTCAGTTTTGTAGGCAATTGATGCCGCGCGCAGGGCGTCTTTGTAGCTGTCCATCCAGCCTTTAAAGCGCAGCAACGCATCCTCAACATAAACCTGATCAGGATCAATTGGATATGAATCGCCAAGTATTTGCTGGCCTTTGCGAAACACAGAGCCTGTCATGCCTGCAATTATTTCTGCTGGAAGTTGGTACAACATAAAGCCTGCGGTGCCGACGATGTTTTTCATCTGCGTGGCTGGGCTGGATAGCAACCCGGCAAGGTACGCCTCGCTTACCATTTGGCTGGTTCTGGCGCTCCATCCCAAATCTGCAAACGTGTTGATTGCTTTTAGTGAGCCGTTCTTTTCTACAGCGCCCAGCAGCTTTTTCGCCAGTTCATCAGTAATGCCTGCGCCGCCATCGTTGGCCAGCATTGTGGCTGCTTCCTCATTGAACCGCGCCAAATCTAACTCGCCGTCAACTCTGATTTTAAATGACTGCAGCGCCCGTGCAGCCTCTGTTTGCGCGCCTTTTAGCTGAAGCTGAATGCCTGTGTGGATTGCAAGCTGCCGTCTAAACCGCAGCCTATCCCCATCGTCTGCTGTGCCGCCTTTTATCTTTGCCGCCAGATCTGTCAGCGTCTGGCCAGATTTCACTAGGATAGTGCGCCCTGCCACAAACTGCGCTGCGGTCAAACCGCCCTCACCAATCTTGCGACTTAGCAAATCACGGCTAAACCCAATCTCGTCTGCAAGAATACCAGCCGCTTCATTCATCGTCATGTCGTTGGGGATCTTGCCACGGGTGCGCAGTGTTTGCTCGTCAGCCAGTTGCTCACTGACGCCCGTGATTAGCGCCTTAACGTCATCCTCGGTGTCAATGTAGTCAAAGTTAAAGTCACCGCCATCTGCCAGCGACTTGATGTTCGCCTCATCCCGCGCCAATGCGGCAAGGATTTCGTCAGCGGCTTCCTCAGACGCAACAGCAGTGGTTGGCTTAAAGCCTTGCTTGTTGGCCGTCAGGGCGCGCCGTGCTAGTTCATTGACATCTACAGCCGCCTCTGCGGTTTGCTCGTCTAGCGCCTCTTGTGCGGTCTTGAGCGGGTCAGCCTCTGGCAGTGTGCCGTCAGCTTTGTATCCCATTGCTTTGAATTTCTCTAAGCCTTCCGGGCTAAGTACCTGCGGGGCTAACAGCTTTTTCGTGGCGGTTTCTGAATAACTAGCTGAGTCAGGCACCACACCTATTTCGGCAGGCGTTGGAACGCGGGACGGCAGTTGAGTATTTACCGGGGCATCGCTGCTAGTTGCGTTTGTTGCCGCAGGATTTGCGCGGGGGGTTACCTGTACAGGCACGTCAACAGGCGCTGAGACGCTGTTACCCAGCCTATTTATTGAGGATAGAACACCCGGCCCCGGTATAAAATTGCCCAAGCCAGCCAGACGCACGGCATTCTCCGGGCTACCCGCCATTTCTTTGGGCGCGCCACCTTGCGCCAACGCAGCGCGCTGGGTTTGCTCTGTGGCGATCTGTTGGGGGTCTATTGCCATACGGGCCTCACAATAAAAAAGAGCGCTGGAAAGCGCCCTTGTGGTAGTCTGGTGATGTGGTGGGGGTTAGTCTTCTGCTGGCTGCGCTTCGCGCTTAATCATGCCAGTGACATACATTTGCTCAGTGCTGCCGCCTCTTTTAGCAGCGCGGATCTGATCGCGTAGAAATTGTAACTTTGGGCTTCCTTCGCCGTGTTGTGCTTCCATCCTAGTTAGCAGGCGCTCTAAATTGGTCATAGCCACCCCTTTCTCCAACTGTGGTTTCATAATGCATCAAAGTTGCACTGCTAATATCAGTGTTTTCAGCTTGGATTTCAAGTAAAACATTTATGTACAGTTCTTCCATTTCATCTATTTTCGCGGTGCGCTGGGCGTCACTTAACGCATTCCAAGCATCTGCGCCCATTTCAAACTCTGGGATATACTGAAAACGAATGCCTGTCAGGCCAGCAATAGCGTCTTCGTTTTGCTGTGCTTGACGCCCCGGTTGATCCATCACACGACTGTCGGTGATATATGTAAATCCATCAACGCCTAGTTCTGTCAACTTATCGGAAAACAAATCAGCAAATTCTGCGTCTTTGCGTTTCTTGAAATAAATCTCACCACCGGGTCGACTGGTTGCAGATCTTTCTGCAAGCACCTTAGACATAAACGCGGCGTCCTGATCTGTTTCTTCCGCTACTTCCATCATTCTGGCCAGAACCGCTGTTGGATCGAAATTCTCTCGCACAACAAACTCTGCGTTGAAATTGCGCTCGTTAGTTCCCATAAATCGACCAAGTGAATTATTGATTTGGTACATGACCACAGCATCATCAGCGCTGGCAGGCTCTCCCAAACGTGCGGCAGCTTCGGCCTGCTGTTGATTGGTTGGCACCTTGTTTGGTCGTTCTATACTAATGCCCAGCACCCAACGCGCCAGCGGTTGCTTATATCCTTCAAGTTCCTTGCTGGCTTTCGCGACAGCATCATCATGCTTTTGTTTTGCTTCATCAAAGCGCAGATCTGATCTGACTTTGTACTCTGCGTCAGTCTCTTGCGGTTTGCGCTTGGCAGGCGCAGGGGGTTTAAACTTAGCGTTGGCAACCTTTGTCAGCTTTTTAATGTCGGCAGGATCTGTTGCTGTTTCCAGATCTGTTGCAGCCTGAGATGTCTTTGCGTCAAACCGCTCTTGCGCGCCTTTTAGCTGTGCATCCAAGCGCGCTTGATATTCAACATCAGTTTCGCCCGTCTTTTGCTTCAGTGGTGTTGGTGGTTTAAATGTGCTTGACGCAATTTTGCGCGCGGCCTTTACGGCGTCAGGATCTGCGGCCCCGGCATAACTAGCTTCAAGATCAAATGATCCACCTTCGCCTGCCTTAGATGTCCACCCGTTGCGTGTCCAAATCTCCTTCTCCATAAACCACATGATGGCTTGCAGATCGTCAGCCCCAACATTGCCAACACTTGGGTCAATAGCGCGCAGAATGCCGCTTTTGTTGACGTTGTCAGCTACAGCTTGGATGACCTCTTGGCCAAATCCAAACTCTGCGCCAACCTTTGGGTTTTCCAAGGTGCTGCCTGCGAGGTGATCGCCAGAAACGCCTTGCTCAGTAGGTGGCGCTAAACGCGGCCTACCTGTCATGCGATTGAGGAAGCGCGCAGCCCATACGTCAACGGTTGCAGCGCTAGTGTAGCCAATCAGGTTGCCTGTAAAGTTAGGTGTTTTGGGCGCGCCCTTGGCAACCCGGAACATGTCCAGCAGCGCCTTAGTGGATGATGGGCTGTTTGCGTTAAATAGCGAACCAGACGCCTTGGTAATTAATTTAAACGGGTTGTTTGGGTCATTGTGTGCTTGACCTAACTCAACCGGGTTAGTCTCGCCTGCGGCCAGTTTAGCCTCATACATGGCAATCTCTTCATCAAATTCTCCGCGTGAAAAGCGCCGCATGATTTCAATGGCGTTATCCCAGTTTTGCTCAACCCCGGTTTGGGCGCTAGTAGTGCCAAGTAAATCTGCGTAAACATCGCCCAGACCACCAAACTCAAGCCGCATTCTGGCGCGCATATCCCGATACCAAGATGCCTCTCTAAGTATTTTCAGCGCTTGTTCGTCGCCACCTGCCGCGCGGGTTGTAAGCGCACGAATTTCTCTGATAGTTTTGCGCTGAATACTTTGTTTCCATTTTACCGGATCAACGTCTTTTGGCGGGGTGTGAAACCCGTATGGAACCTTTTTGAATTTAACATCTGTGTTGCCGTTTTTCTTAAAGCCCACCGACAATAGTTCCACATTGCCAGACCAGCCATCTTTAACGGGAAACGCCGCTTTAGTTTTGGCAATCTTGCCCATCTCTAAAATTGCGCCGTCAGGATTGTCAGGGAACACTGCCGTGACAACATCTTGTTCTGCCTGCGAAAGTGATTGGCTGGCGGCTCTGGCTGATGGCACAAGCGCTGGGTCTGTAACCTCGCTCAAATTTATATTGTAAGGCAATGATGGCGCTTGCGGTTTTGCTGGCGTTACAGCCCGACCAGCAGCCGCCACCAGCGGATCTGTGAGCGCCATAGGATCTCCACCCATATTAAGGGTAGTGCCTGTGCCACGCTCTGCCATGCGCAGTTCTGCGTTTTGGCCCATGCTGACCAATGCGCGCTGCATCATGGGGATGCTTTTCTTGATTGTCTTGCCTAAGACCATGCCAACGCCTGTGGCCTCTGCTACACCAGCCGCCATAAGCAACACGCCCAGCGCGCGGTTGGCAGGGCTGTCGTTGCGCAGCGCATCGGTATACATGCGCCAGCCCTCTTGCATATCCATAACGCCTGCAGTGACAAAATCGCCCACCCCGGTGCCAAGCACGTTTTTGTTGCCAAACACAGCATCTGCCAAGCTCTCTGACAGTGAACGCATTTCTGGCTGTTCTGATGCTATGATGCGGCTGATCTCAACGTTTAGCGCCTCTGTCTCAGCCTCGCTTGCGTCAGGCTTGGCATATTGCTCTAATAACTCTTTGCGGCGCTCATCCACCCGCAATTCAATCAATGTCTCGGTAAGCGCTGCTGCGCCGTTCTCGCGCATGGTGGGATCATAGTCTTGAAAAACTGACCCGCCTTCAGACAAGATGCCTTCGATCTCGGTGGTTGATAACGGCTCAATGCTGACTGACTTTTGCTGGGTTTCGCCCATAACGCCAGACGCATCGATCAGTTGATCACTATAGCCAGCCGCCAGATAATCATCGCGTGACGATATGTTTGCGCCGCTGGCTGCGAAATTCCTGATTGATTGCAGTTGGAACTCGTCATCCTCAACAGGCAGTGCTGCATCAGCGCCCATCCCCGGCATGGCTGGCGCTTCCACCATAATCTCTGGCGCTTCGCTTCCCAACGTAACAAAGCCGCCACTTGGCAGCGGTGCCATCAGATCTGTGCGGCCTGTGTCGGTGTTAAAGCTAGAGCGAATGTCTGGAAACATCTCAGGCTTGGCTGTCTCTGCAAACAGTTCAGCCTCGTCATAGCGCTCAATTTCTCTGTCTGTGTTAAGGAAATTTGTCATTGGGAAGTACCGGGATATTGCGCTCTAAAGCGTGTGCTTTTCAAAACTTTAATGCGGTTTAATAGAATTTGTCGTTGATTTGGTGTTATAGGCACATCAGAATTTAAGAAGGCGTTAATATCCCCGATAGGATTAGTCGCTCCCACAGTAAACCTAATTCCGGGCAACACGGTTTCTGTTTGGCTAAGGTATTTTAAATAACCCTCGCGCTTTACCGCCTCGTGCGCCTCTGCCTGTTCTGCAATTAACGCCATGCCTTCAGTTTTAATTTGCGTGGATGTGGCGTCAGGGTTATCCATCGTAAATTCAATTAGACCTTTGGCAACAGCGTCATAGGCGGCTGTGATTGCCACACTGATTTCGTCATCTGCTTCAGCTACTTCCTCGGTGTAACTGTATTCTGCTTTTGCAAATCTTAGGAACTCGTTTAAGTTCTCGTTATTCTTGGTAAAGATCTTGTTTTCCAGCGTGATGTAATCTTGAGCAGACAAGCTGCGTGTTTGCTTTGCTTCTTCCAATTCATCAATTGTTAGCTTGCCGAAATTAGCCAGTGAGTTAAGCCGAGTTTTTTCGTTTGGATTTGACGTATCAGGAAATGAAGCTCCACTGGTGCTGATTTGGCTGTTTAGCTTGTCACGCATTTCCGGGCTGAGATAGTTTTGCTCGTCTAGGAAGTTGTAAATCAATCGCTTTGCAGCGCTGGCACCGATAGTTGCAGCCCCTCTTGGCTCACCTTCTACAATGGCAAAGCCAGCTTGCATGGGGTTTTCTGCGATCTTTGCATCTAGGTACCCAACAGGAATAACGCGAGATAGTTCCGCATAAGTCAACGATGCCTTGCCAGTAAATCCCAGATTGTAAGCATCATTATTTAACTTGTTGCTTTGCTGTTCAAGATCGCCTGCCAGCTTTTCTTGTGCGTCATAGATCTTTATTGCCGTTGATAAATTAGCTGTAACAATTTTAAGCGCTTCATCTCTTGGGATTTGCGACAGTACGGTGGCGGCATAAGGATCAATACCTGTGGTTAAAGTTGCCACTCCTAGCATTTCATCAACATTGCTCATTTCGACTTCATCTAGCGTATTAACAAAACTGATTAGCTTCATTGCTGATGTGGGTTCAGCGCCATATCGATTGGTTACATAGCCTGCCGCCACATCCACACGCTGGGCAAGGTTGGCCTTGCTAACGGCAGCAGGATTAAACTTGCCAGTTATTACGCCGCCTTCAGTCATGGTGGGGTTTTGGGCGTTAAACCATGCGTTGTAGTCAGCAGTGGTTGCGCCGATCTGAGACAATGCAGCGACAGCGTTTGTCTGCCTTGCAGCAATCGCCGCTTGATCGCGCTTGATGATCTTGTCATCCACTACGCCTTGCAATCTAAATCTGCTTTGGATTTCCGATTGGTTAAAGCTGAAGTCTAGCTTGCGTCTGACGTTGCTGTTTTTCACTCGGCCCAGCACGTTGGACTGAATGCTTTTCATTCGTTTTTCCCACAGCTTATTTCCATCAAAGATATTACCAATATCGTTTGACCGGGACAGGTCATATGTAGCTGTGCGGATTTCCTCGTCCAAAGCCAGTGCGGTTTCGTTATACTCTGCCTCTGCAATCATCTTGCCGCGTTGCTCTGCATATGCGCCAACAGCGTCAGCCAGTGCGCGGGTGGATGCACCTTTTTGCAATGCAGCCTCAACAAACGGTCTGGCATCCATACGGGCTGAGAATGACCGCCCCGGTGCTTCATTGGTGCGCTGGGCGTCAGATCTGTAGATTGGTATCCTCATCAGTCAAAATACCCCGAACTTGATAAGTCTAATGCAGCGTTGCCAAAGCCTGAAATCAGGCTGGCGTTGCCTTGACTTCTGTATGCTGACCGGGACGCATCGCCGCCCATTCTGGCAAGCTGTGCCTGCAATCTGGCATCTTCCTGCTGATCGCTAATCTGTAGGTTTGTCATCTCGTTGTTAAACTCAGCAACACTCATTGCGTAATCAAACTCACGCGCGTTGGCTTGCAGTACGGCCATCGGTGTACCGCTGGACATATCGACGCCAGCATAGCCAAACCCAGCCCTTGCCGCGCCCTGCACCTCGCGCTCGAATGCCTCGCCTGCGCGTTCCTGATCAATCTCAAAGTTTTGATTGATGATGCCGCGCTGTCTGGCCAGCAATCCAATGTCACGCTCAATGATGCTGGCGTTAAAGTTAGCTGCCCTTTGCGCTGCTGCGCCTGCCGCGTTGGCTGAATTGCGCGCGCTGATGCCGCCAACAATGTTTGCCCCGGCCCCAATGATTGCTGCGGTTGCGCCCATTATTCTACTCCCAGCCGCTTGCTGTAGATTGTTTCAGTGCCGACAAAGTTCAGCCGCTGGAGCAGGCGATCAAATGGCTTGTGCATTTTTGTGTTGATCATCATGACCGATACGCCAGCAATTGTAAGCTGCTCTTCAGCAAATTTAATCAGCCGCCATGCGGTGAAGCCTTTGCGATATTCCGGGTCTACATAAATGGCATCGTTATGGCTAAACAGATGATCCGCATAATGAAGGTGTGGCACGATAATGTTAACGAAATAGCCCACCAGCTTGTCACCTTCGCGCGCTGTTGAGCAATGCAATCTTCCGTCATCATCCATTTGAAAGAATGCGTCCCAATTGACGTTTAAGTTTATAGTGCCTTGGTTTAGCGCGACCTCTTTCCAATGGTTTTCAATTAGCGGTTTGAGTTCCTCGTGGATGTCTCTCATCCGTTCAACGTGATACAGGATCATGTGTCGAATGTGTTCATACGTGGATACAGCGCTAAGACCGTCAGCGGCAGTGCTTGCGATTGCCTTACATAGATCCTGTCGTTGTTGTCATAACCGCCGCGAAATTCTACGTCTTTATCGCCAGTAAATAATGGGATGCCCTCATCCATGTTCATGCTGCTGTCCCTAAACGGGATGCGATCCAACTCGTCAGCCGCGTTGCCGACTTCAATACCAACAGTTTCGTTAAGCCGCAGCGTGACAGCGTGGATGCGCTTGTGCTTGCCTTGGCTTGTGCCGTCCTCAGATCCGCTTTCGATCCGCATGGTTTGCATTTCACTGTTATATCTCAAGCCCACTGCCGCAGTAGTGGCAGAAAAATCTAATGTAATAGATCCATTAGACACATTTTCTTGCGCATGTGTCGCGCCATTGGCTAAAATTGTAACAGTATCTTCGCAAAGGTGATTTAGCCCGGTCAAAGATGTTGTTGCATCGCCAGAATATGACAGTCCTGAGTCAACAAAAAACGCTGACGTTGTATTCGAACCAAAATCAAACGGTTTAAGACGCTCAATATAATGCTTTGTTTCATAGTTGTCAGCGTTTTTAATCCAACGGAAAACGCTTAAATACAACTCATCCTCTCCACCGTCAGTTGGCAATACGCAAATACCTTTCACCTGCGCAATTTGTTCGTTAAGAATGGTCATTGAACTATCGCCAGACGCTGACAAGGTTGTGAATGTGTCAAGCGTTGGGTTTGGATCGAAAGCCTCTTCAACAGCAATTGATGTAGAGGCAGTGGCGGGAAGAGTTGCAACCAAATCAACATCTGTATTTATAGCATTCTGCAAATTGATGCGTGTGTTCGAACTGCTAGAGGTATCTATTCGCCATCCATTTTGCTCAACAGGGGGATCGCTGCTTGCTGCTTCAGCAATAAAAGCAACACTCGACCCGTTTTTTTTATGCACAGTCACTTTCGCGCCTACAGGCGTAGCACTCCAATCAGAATTAGATACGCGGGTGTATCCAACTCTTCCGCCAATGACGTGTTGATGCCACCCCACCACATCCTCTTCACGACGATATGTAAGCCCTAACAATACACCGTCAGACCGCAGCGCCCAGATGATCGATTCTGGCTCCTGTTGATAGGCAAACTGAGTAATGCCGCCGTCTGTCAGATGTTCAGCGAGGATCGTCATGTCGGGTGCTTGGTATCCGCTGCTGTTTACATCTCCAGCAAACTTAAACTCTCTGACTTTGCGCCCACCTCTTTGGGCAAACAGCGTCACGTCAGCAACCTGCACAGGCTCGACATTTGCTGTGCCATAATTCGAATATTTTCTAATTAACGTAGTGGTGGGTGTTACCGGGCCGTCATTTGTTGAAGTTAAAACAAACTCACCACCTGTCGTACCAACTGCCAGAATGCGCGTAGAACTTAGATAGCGGATTGCATCCACAGTATTAGACGCAATCGTGTAAATTAGGGCGTCATTATCCCCGGTGCCTGCTGTGAAATTGGTGTAATCGGCATTTTTGCTAAACCATAATGTTTGCGGATTATTTGTTGTATTGGCGAAAACTAGACGCTGTTCGAAAAAAGTGACAACGCTGGGATAATTTCCTGCTGTATTCAGCGCGGGGCTTGGAGAGCCGGAGATCGAAGGCGTGGCGAAAGTCCAATTGTTATGATCGGATCTGGTTAATGTGCGGATTGCGTAGTCAGGATGCACAAAATACATTGTATCGGCAGATTGTACAAAACGCAGATCTGCTAAATCGTTGTTATGATATGGGCTTGCAATTTGATATATTGCGGTTGCTGTGCCGCCGTTGGTGTATGTCGTAAAATTTGTTGTATCAATTGCTCTGTTATAAACATTTAAGTTTTCAAGGGTAAACGTATCTGTCGTTACATTTAATACTTTATAGTTTTTATTGTTTAACTCGGTCATTCCCCCGACTGAAGCAATGTAAATTTCATCGCCATTGCTAAATCCGTGGCCAGCGCTGGTGACAACGCCGGGTGATGCTTTAGTAATTGCAGTAATATTCTTGGACGTTGCGTTAAGCACCTGCGCGCCATCACGAATTACACGCATATTCTCATGGTTAAATTCTAGAACGTATGTATCTGATTGTTTAAATTGAAATGCAATAATTCTAGGCGGGGCGCTATAACTGGTGGTTTTGTTTGCCTGACAAATAAATTCCGTTCCGGGTCGCCTTTTTACACCGCCTTGCGGCATAACAATCATGTTTTTTAACTGTGCCAGCCCTTGCTTGTATTTATCTAAATCGGTGCGGCCTTCCAACAGTGGGCTGATTTCACCCGCTGCAAAGCTACTAAATGATGGGGCTGACCGCGCCATCTAATAACGCGCCTCAATGAAGTCACTGGCCTCTATGCGCCGGGTTGCGCCTTCTGTGCTGTCAACAAAGCGCGCTTCTTTCAGCGACTGATCATATGCTGATGTAGTGATCTGCACCATCGATGTTGACCCGGTGATTGCGTAAGCCATTTCAGCAGCGAGACGCATTGATAATGCCTCAATCAAGCCGCTGTCGTATTCGTTGGGGTCTGTGATGCGCGCCACGTATTTGATTTTTGCGGTGCCTTCGTCAGTAACGATATTGCGGCCTTCGATGACAAACGCAGGGCCACCGCTGTTGTTCATCATGTTGTCTTGGGGATAGGACATGCTGCCGTTGCTAAACTCTAGCACTCGCAAGCAATACGGATCTGTCGGCAGGGGATACTGGTGAGCGTAACCAAAGCCGGGTGCTGTGGATGATTGCGCAAGATCCTGACGCCTGATGAGGCAGTTCCAAGGATGCGCGCGAAACACGCTGTCGCGGATGCTATCATATCGCTGATTGACAATGCGCGCAGCTTTGCTGTTCTCGTCAAACGCAGAGATATTGGAAGCACCCAACACGTTCAACGCATTGTTTGCAATATCGACTGTAGAAGTCATGCAATCACCAAAATTTTAGGGGGGGGTGTAGAGAGGCAGGGGCAGCAAGCCGCCCCCGCCGGGTTATCTAGTCAACAGCGTATTTGATGGTCGCCTCTATGGACCCGGTGCCAGCAGCACCACCCATCGTGACGGTCACAATCACGCCATCTTCATTGGTGTCAGTGACGGTGCCAGATCCCAGCGCCAAGGTGGCAAGGATGTCCACCTTTTGCGCGCCAGTTGATGCCGCCGCAGCCTTGTAAGCTGCCGCAGCCGCTGACACAGCAGTACCCGCCGCATTGGTGTGGGCTGCATAGCCGACAGACAATGTGGTGGAGCCCCCAAGCGCGTCATGCGCAAGTGATCCTTCGATCAAGCGCGCGCCGTCTGGCAATGTGAACATCTCGATGACATCGCCTGATGCAAGAGATGACGCCTCATAAACGCCGTGAGCAATCCGCACACGTCCACCCATGACATTGGCAGGGTTTTTCGTGATTGGGGTTGCGCGGGAGTTAGTTCTTTGAACAGAATAAACAGTAGCCATTTTCTATCCCCTATTCCGTACACGCGATTTCGACGACTTTGGCTTCTTCCATCCGTGTCGCGCCAATCGTCTGGCAGTAGTACACCTGAGTGGCGTACGATTTGTCGGAACGCTCATCGATCCGGGCAGTAGGCTCTTTGCCCATCGCCAACTTTAGGCCATCGCCAGCGAAAGCGATCACGGCGCGATTGCCGTCAGTGTCAGTGGTCAGACGATTTGACACGATGAACTTAAAGCCGCTGAACGTATCCATCTGGCCCTGAGCCAACGCCTTGACGGTGTTGAAGTCAGATGACGTTACCTGCGTAGTTCCCAGCAGAGATGTGATCTGCTTTGGCGCGCACACAATGTAGCGCTGTATCGATGGATCTACGCTGCCCTCGTCCAAGATTTCCTTGGCTGAAAGCAATTTGGCAATCGTCAGAGATGCCGAACCATGCGCAACTTTTTGGGTGCTTGGCAGGGCAGTAGATGTGGAGCCATCTTTGCCTGTCTTGGCTGTCCCAATCGCGGCTGCGATGATTACGTCATCCATTGCCCTGCCCATTGCAGCGGCTGCTGCGCGCGCATAGGTTGATGTTGGATCAACCAACAAACGCACCTTGTCCTGATCATCGATCAAGTCAGCGTATTCATAGTCACTCATTGTGACCATGCGGCGGCTGTGGGGTGTATCGATTACATTACCTTCAAACAAGATCGCTAATCTTGCCCCGCCCTGCTGGGCCGCTGCATGTCGCCATGCAGATGAGACTATATCACCATCCCAATGGGATGCTCTGCGCTTCGACCCGCTTGGGTCTACTCCCCTACCGGGGATAGTCGTTGCACCTTCCCTTTACAGGGCTTGGCTCAGGATTATCTCAATGAGACGTCCCCTGAGTTCACAGAGTTTTCAAAGCAGATTGCTCTGCTAGGCCGCTAAAGTTAACGGGGTATCCGCATGACGGGTTGTTCTAAGAACAGCAGCGGCAGAGCCGACCTGATCAAAGAAACTTTTTTCCCCGGTAACGCTTTCGACATCCACTGCACCACGCAATAGCGATCCCATCTGTTGGGAAAGCATTTGAATATTGCTAGAATACTGGTTGACGAAAGCCGTGGATATTTGTGAAGACATTTGTCTCACTCCTATTTTAAGCTATTGAAATTAAAGATCGCTCGGTTGTCCCAGCCGGGGCCGTGCTTGACGCCGCCAGCATACAAGTCAGGTAAGTTTAGATTTGTATGATGACGGTAAAGGTTGTCAGCCTGCTGGTCACACCAGCGTGATGCGCGGGGCCGTAGCTTATCCGCTAAACTCTAAAGGTATTCGCGCAGGCGTAACGCCTCTTGCACGTATGCTTCACGCTCCGGGTGATCACGATCCCAGTATGGGCCGTCCCGCCGCGTGACTTCACTTAACTGTCTTTGCGCCTCGTCTGGCGTCATCACCATCTCAGTTGTTTCTCCGATCAAGTTATCTTCGCCAATCTGTTCAGCAAACGCAGAAAACATCCTGATGATCTCCGGGTGATCGCCCAGCAATCTGCCGTCAGACAGTTCAACCTCGTCAAGCAGCGTTACCTTGTCGCCCAGCATTTGCCTTGCGGCACCTAGCGCCAGTTCCATGCGTTGATCGTATGCCTTGCCAAATTGCTGTCTTAACTCCTGCTCACCTTCGTGGCGCAAAGTGTCAGCCTGATCATAGCGATCAGCTTCCATCTGACCCAAGCTGCTGTCCATAAACTCAGCCACGGTTTGCGCTTGCTTGCCTGACAGGCCAGCCTTGAATGCGCTGTCCCGAAATCCTTCCAAAGTGCTGTCACCAAGTTTGCCGTCCAGCTTGAACTCATAGCCTTCGCTTGTCTCCGGCCTGCCACTGTGGATGTGATGCTCAGTCCATTGATCATCTGTCCAGCTTTGACTTGGCTTGCCTATCTTATCGCCGCCAATCATGCGCTGGGCATGTGTGTAACTTTTTGCCAACGCGCCAACATCGGTGAAGTTGCGCAATGACGGTTCGCCGCGCAGATCTTCTGGCAGGCTGTCAAGAAAGCTAACTGCCGGGGCTGCATCAGCCACGTCTGGAGATCCCGCTGACGGGGTTGCCTCTTCGCTCATTTTGGATTTACCTCTTAGGTTTGGCGTCCTCAGACAGCATTCTGACGATCAGCAGCACAGCGCTGCGCTGTCCCTCAGAAAACGCCGATTGATGTGGGTCGCCAGAAACGAATGTGGTCTGCTCAAAGGCAAACCTTGTTTTAAGATCAGCCAGCACAGTCTCGCCATCCTCGTTATTAAACGTGCGACGATAGGCTAACTTCAGATCTTCGATTTGCTTCATTGCTGCAGCATGTCCAGACCGCCGACAGCTTTCACCATTGGTGCAGCCGCGCCCATCGCTTCAGCAGTTTGCGTCTGCTGATCAAGTTGCATTTGCTGGGCCTGTTGCGCCTGTTGTTGCTCGCGCATTTCCTCAACTTCCTGATCACTGCGTACTACGCGCGCCGGGATGCCAGTGACTTCGACAAGGTACTTAACTAATTTATCTGTATCCAAATAGTCCATGACAGGTGCTATCTCAGCAACCTGCATCATGACCTCAAAGCCTCGCAGCATTGATTGCAGATCTGTCAGCTTCTGCGCTTTCGCCAATGGGCTGACATACTCAATATCGATGTCTTGCCCTTGCAGGGCCTCCGGGGCGGGTGGGAGAAGCCCCGCCCGGAGAAGCAATCCGAACGACCTGCTGATCAAAGGCTGTAGCAGTTCAGATTGCAAACGCGATAAAACCGGGCCAAGCACTCTCATGCGCTCTTCGTTCATCTGAAGCACTTGCGTGGCGGTCATCTGTGGGCCTTGCTGGGCCGTCAGCAACTGATCAACAAAGAACGCCTGCCTGATGGCTTCGCGCCGCTGCTCTTCCATGTTAAGGCCCAAAGGATTATTCGCGCCGATCTGTAGTGGCTCTAACCTGTCGCGGGTGCCAGCACGGTAGAAATTCAGTGATCCCGGTGTTGTTCTTACCGGCAGCATAAACCCGTCATCTGGCACCATAAGTGGCGGATCGATCTGCTTTTGTGCGGCCCTGATGGTGACCTCAGACATCTTGTTAAGCATCTTGGTGTCTGGCAAAGCATTCATCGATACGGATCTGCCGTAGCTGCTTGAGCTATCCTTATTGAAACGCGGCACCATAAAACAAAATTCGTTGTAACCGCCTTCAGACAATAGCTTGCGGCTGTCAGCGTGATAATAAATGCTGGCAAACGGTTTGGATTTAGCCAGCTTGCCCTTGGCATCTGCGCGCGGGAACACAACGTGGATGATCTCGTGTTCCTTAAAGGGTTCCTCTTTCAAATCCTTAATGCACTGCGCAGGTAAAGCATCTGCACCGAATTGCTGCTCCATTGCACGGGCTGTTAGCTTAAAACGCCGATAGACTGTGTCTACCTGATCTTTGGCGTTCTGGCTGATGTAAATTTCGGCAATGTGGCGGCTGGAAAACTGCAAGCCCTCCTTATCGCCAGTGACGTATATGGCAGCGGTGCCAAACGTCACCAAATCGTAATACAACTCGTGGATTTCTTGCTGAAAGTTGCTGCGATTGAACGCCTGATACATCTGATCGATGGCCAACTCTAGCCATTCATTAGCCTCGTCATCACTCTGCAGCGCCGGATTACGGTATCTCATGCTAAACCACGGGGTGGATGGGCTGGTGAGCATACCATGCAAGCTAGACGCCAGCAGTTCTACAGCGTGGATGGCCGTGCCGTCAAAAATGCGCTCGGTGCGCTTATCGCCTTGCGTGCGCTTCCGGGTTATCTCGGCTTTTCTGGGCAGCATATAATCTGCCAGTTCTTGCCAGTGGCTTTCCCAATTAGATCGCTGGCTTTGGAGTTGCTTAAAGCGCCGATCAAGCTGCGCAATCATCGGGGAAATCTGCATCAGGACAGCCCGTAGCTTGACATCATTGACTTGCGCTTGGCCTTCTTAGGATTACCGCCCTGCATACGGCCTTCCATCTTCTGATTGGCGCGCTCAAGTGGGTCAACAGTCTGGCGGCGCTTGGCAGGCTGAGACGCCCGTGCGCCCATTTCGCCAGCGATGTTTTTCTTTTTGTACATCATGATAATAATCCAGACATAAGGCTGCGCTTTTTGCGGGTGCTATCCTCGTCAGACAGCAAACCTTTGGCGCTGGTGGCAATCGTGGATGAACGGCCCTTTTTCTGCGCGTCAAGCAGGGCTTGCTCAGTTTCGCCAATAGCATTCGGATCTGGCACAGATGGGGCAGCGGCTACCGGGGCTATGTTCGTGGCAGCCCTTCTCGCAGCAGCAATGTTTCTGTTGGATTGCGCAAGACTGCTGTTGTTATCGGCGTAGTACGCCTCGTTTGCCTTGTTGGCTTCAACGGCGGCGGCTGTGCGGCGCTGATAAGATGACTGCCTTCCCGCCATATCATCACGCGGTGTTGGGCCGGGATCGTCCTTTAAGCCAGTGCCAATCGCAATATCATTCGCAACGCCGCCCAAAAAATCACCAACACTATCAGCGATTTTGCCCAGTATGGATCTTTCTTCTCGCTTGCCATTCGCCATGTCTATATCTCCTTATGCCGCGAACGGGTTGTACTCCATCACAGCCATTTGCTGCGGAACACGCTGGTGATCACGGGGTTGCCGCATTCCAACGGCAAGGTATCTAAAACTGTCTGACGCATGAGATGACCAATCATGCACAGGGGATGCTCTGAACGATCTGGTGCGCTCATTGTACGCCCTATGATATTGTCTCAACGCCTCTAAACCGTCTTTGGTTTTCTCACGGTCAAAGTAGCACCGGGGTATCAGCATCTGTGCTGCGTGAATGCCGTCTTCCAAAGGCAGCTTAGGCACGACGCGAAAATTCAAGCCAAGATCCCACGCGATTTCGCGCCGTGATTTACCGCTGCCAAGTTCACGCACTTCAATGTCGTGCGGGGCATGGTGATCGCCATAAACATACCGCCGATCAGTCAGCATCTTGCAGTAGTGCGGCAAGCCCTCGTTTCTGGCTTCGTAGAAATCAATCACATGGATTGCCCTGCCAACGGTTTGGGTAAACCAAATCGACGTGCTGTCACCCACGCCAAGATCCCAAAACGTGTCAACCTTGTGTGCCGGGTCATACGGGACGTTGCACACCCTGCCCTCGTCTTGCGCTGTCTCCAACTCTTTGCCGTATATGCTGCCGGGGACATTGGCGTTCCAACTGCACTCAAATTCCTGCGCGTACTGATCAGCAGACATCATGCGCTGTGCAGCGTCTAACTCGTCTTGATCCAGCAAGCCTGTCTCTGACGCCTTGTTAACTACGCACAGCCAATCATCGTCAGCAGTGGCTTGCTCGTACAAATCAAAGAACGCATTGTGTCCAGCAGGGGTGCCAACAAAGGTGGCCCAGCCCTTCCTGTCGCTCAGGGCTGGCCTGATGACCTCCGGGAAAACATTCTCAGGCATTTGCGCAACCTCGTCCATCACGCAGCCGTCAAGATATATCCCGCGCAAACTGTCAGGGTTCTCAGCGCCCAACAGGCTGATCCTGCCGCCAGTGGGTAGATCGCAGCGAAGTTCAGTCTCGTGGAAGCGAACGCCGGGGATCTTGCCAGCGAATTGCTTGAGGTAATCCCAAGCTACATTCTTAGCCTGACGGTAGGTCGGGGCCATATATGCATAGCGGGGGTTGGACTTGGTGGACATTATGCAGTCACGCAGAATGTGATTGATGGCCCACACGGTTTTGCCGAACCGACGGTGGCAAACCACAACGCCCCACCGCTTGGCCTGCATCTCATCATGCAAGCTGGCCTGCAAGGGACGCGGCGCATATGGGATTACGATGTCCACAGAGGTTGGCCTCCGCTGGCAGTGGATGTGTGAGATTTTGGGACGGGTCTTACGCTATAGACAGGGGCGGAAATTTCTTGCGGGGGTGGGGTTTGGGATTTCCAAAAACAACCGCAAGGTGTTGTAAGACGCATAATCGATATTATGTTAAGTGTGTTATTGTTTGTTTACAACAACTTAGCTGTTTTGAGCGCTGCGAGTTATCATTATGACAATTATGGGGCGCTGATTGATGCCAAGCTTCGCGCGCGTAGATCGGTCACGCTCCGCGTGCAATATACAGGACTATTACGCACCATCTGTCTTAACATCAATGTCACCACCAGCCCAGCTTATCGTAATGGCCTGCTGTTCTGGTGCATCTTCCTTCTTGTCTCTTACGCCGTGAGGCTGGTTCCTTGCTGTTGTCCAGCGCAGTGTTTCAATCTCTAGCTTGCGCCGTTGAACCTCAGCACCAAGCTGCCTGTTGTCCACAACGTCAGGCAGCGGAGCCATAGCCAACTGGTTGATCCTGTCGGTGTAGAACTCAGCCTGTTGCACTCGGCCCTTGCGATACAGTTCCCACAGATCCTCGTCCAATTGCACAGCGCGTGTAACTGATCGATAGCTTGGCATGTCATCAGCTTGGCAAATCTCAGTCAGCGTTATGCCTTCAGCCAGCTTGTCTACAATCTTCTGCATGACACGTTTGTTGACGGTCTTTGATTTTTTAATCATGCACCCTCCAACAAAAAAAAGACGCCCCAAAAGGGACGCCAGTGAACAACACAGGGGAAGCTATTGTAGCACCCCATTGCACATCAGGTGTTAGTTGGTAAATAGATTTTATTTGTATATGTGATATTTAGTTTATGTTGCACTTATGCTATGACCACGTCGAGGGCGGCTTAACACAAACGTCTACCTGCGTTCCGCTGTTGATTCATCCAACATACACCGCCGCCCTCACGAAATCCCCATGATCTGCGCCAGTTTATCCAGCCCATCACGCAGCCTTTCGATGCCCATCCTTGGCGGCAATCTGTACCGCTTGGCCCAACTGTTGGCACTCTCGCATTCCACGACAACAGCCCGGACAACGCTGACATGATCCACGCCCAGCGCTTGCTGCAGATTGATGTAATCGCTGAACGCATACTCATTGATACCGCTGCCGCCGCCACCGCCATCCACGATGATCCTGTCGTAATTTGACGTCACCCTGCCAGCCTGCCGCGTCTTATCGTAAAGCACATAGAACGCATGGGCAGCATCATATTGCCGCTGGCTGACCAGCCCCCTTGCACGGTATCGATCCATCGGCGTTTGCCGCGAAATGTACGCCCGTTTGACACTGCCTAACCTGCCACCATCCACGGTTTCATACTGCACACCATCAGCCTGTTTCAGCGCCTCTGGTGTGCCGTGATCAGCACGGCTTTTCGGCGCGTTCAGCGGCTTGGACTTTTTCTTCTTTCTGACCATGATTTAACCTTGTGAATAATCGGCTGCATGGGGCCGTATATCGTCTGGCCTTATGACACCCTTACCGTTAGCCTTAGATGGCGCTGTAGGGGGCCTCTCAGGCCCTGTGATGGCAACCTGAGCGCCCAGTGCTGCATAACCCGCAATATCCGTCCAGCTATCCTCATGATCCGGGGTTTCTTGAAGCCTTGCAATCTTCACTTGGATCATCACCAGCGCCATGTCGGATGCGCTCAAGTTTCCGTCAGCTTTTTTGATGATTAGGTTCACGAGATCTGCCATGTGTTGAAAGTTGATTTGAGCGTCACCATAATCTTCGGCGCGGTTGCCATTGATTAAAGCAATCGCTTCCTCCAGAATGTCCTGCGCCTCCAGCGCCTTCATTGTTCCCACGCCTTGTAGACCCAGCAATCATTTCGTTCACGATGCCCTGTCAGATACGGCAGGTTATCCTCCTGCACGACGCTGCGCCGGGTGATGCACACCTTCTCGACTAACCCGGCAACAGTCAGTGACTTGATCAGGTTGGCTGACTTGTGCGTGCTGATTGATAAGCGCTCTGCCAAATACTTCGCCGTGCATGGGCCAGCCTTGCGCATTTCGTTTAGCAGGATGATTGCGTCATCGTTGACCTGCCGCCTGACGTATGTCCGATCTGCTGGCAGCACTTGGCGTCTGACTTGCTTTGCTTGCTCACGTTCAAACTCCAGCATTGCCTTGCCAGTAACAGCCTTGAGCATATTTTTCTCTTTTTCTGTGTACTGAGCGATTGGCTGTGTTGTACGTTGTAAAATTAGATCTGTATTGGTTGTCATTTTTTTTGCTCCTGTTCCAATTGATATTTTCTGTGGATGATTGCTTGCCGCTGTTGCTCAGACCAGCGCTGTAGATCCGGGTTGCGCAGATGCCGTCTGCGATTGGCCAATCCGTTGAGTTCATCGATGCTGTGGATGGTGCTGAGAAGAGCAGTGAATGCATCTGTGCTGAGACACGCCGCGTCAGGCATACCGAAAGAGCAAAGAGCATAATCAGATCTTGGCGATTGCCGCACCGACACAGCGGCATCGAAACCATATTGCTTAAGAAGAAAGGTTAAACCCTCTACCACCTTCTCTGGATGTGCATCCCCACCCTTGGGGGTGCTTGCATCCGTAGGGGGGTTAGGGGGGGGTGT